GCCGATCGGCGTGTGCACGTTGAAGGTGACGGAGCCGCCGCCGGCGCCGAGGCCGGTGCGCGCCATCGCCTCGGCCAGCGCGTTGACGAGCGCGTCCGGCGAGCCGACGATCTCCGGGCCCGCTTCGGCCACGACGCGCAGCGCCGGCCTCGAGAACAGCCCGCCGTGCTGTGCGCCGCCGACGTCGACCTCGCCGCCCCCGCCGAAGAGCCGGAACCCGCCGCGCGGCCGGTTGATGGCGCGATCGATCGCGGAGTCGTCGACGTCGATCTTCACGGTCGGCGTGTTCGTGATCGCCTTGCCCAGATCGCCGGTGATCTTCTTGATGAGTTCGTCCAGCTTGTCGATGACGCCCTTGAAGCCCTGGCCGATGGTCATGCTGAAGCTGAGGCCGGCGTCCTCGGCCGACGCGAACTTGTTGCCGTTCTCGTCGACGAGCAGGCCCAGCTCGGCCATCCGATCAGCGGTCGCCTTCAGCTCGATCGGGATTTCCTGATTCGCCTTCTTCGCGGTCTGGAAGTACTCGTTGTAGGCGCCGGCCATCTTGCGGATGACGGTGTCGTTGTCGATGCCAGAGCCGACGAGCAGCGTCATCTCTTCGAGCAGGCCCTGCGCCTGTTCGGTCAGCCGCTGGGCCTGCCACTTCGGGCCCAGCTCTTCGATCGTGAAGCCGTACTTCTCGACGGTGGCCTGCAGCTTGTCGCGCGCGTCGACCTCGGCCTGCGCCTGGTCGACCTGCTTCTTCTTCACGTCGTCGTAGAACTTCTTGACGTCCTCCATCCAGCGACGATTGCCGGCCTCGTCCTTGCGGCCGATGACGTTGAGGCCGATGTGCGCGAGCTTCTCGCCCTCGGCGCCCAGCTTCCGCAGGTCGTCGTACAGCCCGCCCAGATTGTTGAAGCCGAGCACGTCCTTCGCGAACGACTCGCGCGTACCCTTCGTGACGTTCTTGTTGACCGACAGCAGCTTGTCGACGAGCTGCCCGCCGAACGCGCCGACGAGCGTGCCGAGGCCGGGGATGATCGAGCCGAGCGCGCCGCCGATGGTCTTGCCGAGCCCCTTCGAGATCACGCCGCCGAAGTGCTCGGTGAACTTCTGGCCGACGAACCCGCCGGCCAGGCCGCCGACCGACTTGCCGACGTCGCCGCCGCCGGTGATCGCCGACAGGATGGTCGGGCCGAACAGCTTGCCGAACTCCGGGCCGAAGTCTCGAACGAGCGCCTGCGCGAACGTCTTGCCGACGCTCGGCGGCGGCGTGAGGCTGACCGTCGCGGCGAACGCGCCCGACAGATCGATCGGGCCCTTGTTGATGAACGTCGATCCGAAGTCCCGAATCTGCTGCAGGACCGCCAGCTCTTCCTGCAGCGTGCGCGTCTGTTCGCGCACTTCCATCGTGAAGGCGCGCGTCTTCGGCAGCAGCGTGTCGAACCCGCCGCCCACTTGGGCGGTGATGTCCTTCAGCGCCAGATGTTTGATGTAGAGATCGTGCGCTTCCTTCGAGAGCAGCGGCAGGCCGCCGGCGTCGACTAGCGGCTTGATCTTCGCGAGCATCCGGTCGAGGTTTTCGGGCGCGGCCTTCTGCTCGGCCGTCATCTTCGCGAAGGCGGCGTTGAGCTGGGTGATCTCGCCGCGCAGCTTCGTGCCGCTCATCTCGTCGACGAGGCCCTCGATTGCCTTGCGCTGCGCTTCGGCCGCCGCCTTCGCATCCTTCTGCGCCTGGGTCAGCTCGCCCGTCTTCCCGCTCAGCCACGCCGTCGAGTCGCTGAGTTTCTTGTTTTCCGAGGCGAGCAGTTTTTTGATGTCGGCCGCTTCGAGCTCGGCGAGCTGCTGCTGCTTCAGGTTCCCCATGTAGCCGGCGTGCGCCGCGCCGGCGCCGGCGAAGCCGCCCGACAGAAACCCGCCGGCGGTGGCCTTCACGTCGCCGAACAACTTCTGGAAGCCTGCCGCGGCCGGCCCGATGCCGCGCAGCAGGTCGTACATGTTGCCCAGGTCTTTCGTCAGATTGCCGAGAACCGTGCCGCTCCAGATCGTGATCTGGTTGAAGAAGTTGCCCCAGGCATCCTTCGCGTCGTCGAGGCGCTTGATCGTCTCTTCCGACATGGTCGCCGCGCCTTCGGCGACGCCGAGGAAGCCGCTACGGATCGCGGGCAGTAGCGTCGCGCCGGATTTGCCGAGCAGCTCCAGCGTGACCTGCGTCTGCTGCATCGGGTTCGGGATCTTCTCGACGGCGGCGACGATCGCCTTGAAGGCGTCTTCCGGTTTCATCTTCCGGAGATCGTCGAGTTCGAGTCGGGCGATCTTCAGCGCATCGATCGTGCCTTTCGTCGGCGAGGCCAGCACGTCGTTCATCTTGATGATCGACTTCGACACGCCCTCCAAGTCGCCGCCCGTCTGCCGAGCGGCGTGCGCGAATTGCTGCGCGGCCGTCGTGCCGATGCCCATGCGAGCCGAGAGATCAGAGATCTGCTCGGCGCTGTCGAACACGTGCTTCGTGAACCCGACGACGGCACCGATGCCGAACGTCACGCCCATCAGCCCGGCGACGCTCTTGAGCGAGCTGGTCATGCCGCCGAGCATTCCGCGCTGCTTCTCGATGTCGGAGCTGACGCCCTGCACCGACTTCCGGACGGAGTCGAACTCGCCCTTCGTCAGGTTCTTCGCTGAGACGCGGATGACGATCTCTTTGTCCTGATCAGCCATGTCGCTTCGGTCGCTTCTTCATCGCCGGGCTTCGCTCGTGCCGGTCCTGCAAGTCCTGATTTGCCGCCGCTTCAATCACCGCGAACGCCGCCATCGTCTTCGCCGGCTGATCGGCCGCGCCGCCGGCGACGGGCAGCGATCGGCGCCGGTACGCCAGGCCACCGAAGCCGACCGCCTCCAGCCCGTAGCACGTGAAGAACAGCTCGACGAGCGTCTCGGCCTCGACGGTCAACTCGCGTACCGGGCATGTCGTCAGTGCGAGCCGACCAGCTGACCAGACGACGCGGGGCTCGCGGTCGGGTTTGCCGGCGGGGTGCTCGACGGTCGGTCGGCCTCGGGTGACGCGGTGTCCGTCGAGGCCCCACTCGATGCCGTCGCAGCTGCGCTGTCCGCAGAGGCCGCGGTCGTGGCACTTGCGGCAGCTGTCGCCGGTCTCGTGCCAGGCGCTTCCTTCGACGGCTCGCTCAAGGAAGCTGCGAAAGCGGACTGTGACCTCAAGACTTTTTTTAGGTCGGCGCTCATCGAGTTCGCCGCGTAGATCGCAACGACGAGCGTGCGCAGGACATCGCCGCGCGCGCAGAAAAACCGCACGAGCTGCGCGCCGGTCGTGACCGGCCGGTCCTCGTCGTCGACGATCTGCCCCTCGGGCGCGCTGATGTACTGCTCGATCGCGGCCTGCATGAAGACCTTCGAGAAGTGCTCGTCGTCTTCATCGGCCGTGCGGTAGGCGGCAAGGGCGGCCGGGTCCAGCTCGTCGCGCCGGCGCTCGTAGATGACGGAGTCGGCGATGACGTAGCGGCCGCGCTCGTCCTTCTCCTGCTCGTCGGGCTTCCGGCCGGGCAGCAGCCGCAGCGACGGCGGGTCATTCAGCCGGCGCGAGCCGGCATCGAACTCGGCGAACTGCTCGACGTTGAGCCGCGCGATGTGCAGCGTGACCTGTTCGGCCTGGCCGGTCTCGTCGTTGTCGAGCCAGACCGTGTGCTCGTAGTACTTCCGCAGTTTGATCGGCATGGGATCTCCTTCGTGGGCGTGCACGACGAACCGAAGGAGCGCCGCCGGGGGGACGATTGCCGCCGATGACCGGGATGTCGTCGGCCGCTCTCGCGCGGGACGCAGATGCGAGCGAACGTCGAACTACGAACTTTAGCCGAACGCGAGCAGCAGCTCGTCGTTCTCGCCGTCAGCCGTGGCGAGGGCCAGGCCCTCGAAGCTCCAGCTGATCTCGGTGTCCGGGTCGTCCATCGTCGGCACCCGGAAGTCGACCTTCGGGCAGCGGATGGCGACGAGATTGCCCTCGGCGGTGCCGAGCTGCTCGAAGAGCGCCGCCGGCGTGCCCGCTTCAGTCAAGTCGTAGAGCACCGGCTCTTGCGCCGCGTCGGCCCACGTGTCGAGGCCGATGTCGATGTTGCGCCGGTCGTTGCGGTAGACCTCGCTCGCCTTCGACTGCCCCTGCTCGTTGTTCCGCGCGACGAGATTATTCGTGAGCGTGACCGACAGCGTCTTCTTCTTGATGATCGTGTCGTTGATGTAGCAGGTGCCGATGATGCCGCCGGGCGGGTTCTGCGTGCCGATGACGGTGAAGGCCCCCGGTACGGCGGGAACGCCGGCGCCGGTGAACTGCTCCTTCGCCGGGCCGCTCGCCGACCAGCGTCCTTCTTCGGTCGCGTCAAACGTCAGCTCCAGCTCGTTGACGCCGACGCCGACGAGCGCGCGCTTGAACGTGTCGAGGTAGTGCGCGATCGCGAGCGAGATCGCCAGGTTCGACGTCAGCTTGTACGTGACGCAGCCCTTGACGCTGTCGCCGTTGACGACGGCGCCGGGCAGCGCGGGGGCCCACGTGACGACGGCGCCGGCGACGCTCGTGAGGAAGCGCATGTACCGGATGCCGCCGGTGACGATCACGACGGCGTCGTTCTTCGCGAGCCCGGCGGCCGAGGTCAGCGTCGCGCCGGTCGTCGTGCCGCCCGAGGCCACGGTCGTCGCCAGCGTGACGTTCGTCTTCGAGCCGAAGGCGGCCTCGAAGACCTCGTCGGCTTCCGGCAGCGTGTTCAATGTGCCCGACGGGCGCAGCAGCGCCTCGAGCGGGGCCAGGCCGGCGCTGACGCGGCGGTCGAAGCGGGTCACGACGGCCGGCGAGGCGCTCTTCTCCGGACTGATGACGCGGTCGAACGGCTGGTAGTCGAAGCCGAGATTGATATGGCGCACGGCGTCCGTCGACGCGAACGCCGCGAGCGTCTCGCCGTACGCGGCTTCTTTCTTGACGTAGGTCCGTCCGCGTCGTCCGATTTCAATCGCCATGTTTTACCTCATCGCCGCTCGCGCGCCGGCGGCGCGGCGTCGGCGCGTCCTCGGCCGGATCGAAGAACTCATCGGGGATCTGGGCGCGGATGTCCTCGGGCACCGTGTCGAGGTCGACGTGCTGGCCGACGCCGCAGCTGAGGCCGTACTCGCGGCCGGTCGCGACGACGCTGAAGCCCACGCGCACTCGTCGAATGTTCGGCATGGTCGGTCCCCTTACCCGTTCGGCTGCCCGTAGGTGCGACGCAGCGGGATCGCCAGGTCCACGCGGGCCCAGACCTGCGAGCCGTCGATCAGCAGGTCCTGCTCGGCCGCGACGATCTGCGTGTCGCGCGCGAGCCCGCCGCGCGTGAGGTCGGCGACGACCGCCTTCTCGATGTCGGCGCAGCCCCTGAAGAACGTCTTCATGCGGCTGTCGTCGTCGGTCGGGACGGCGATGCTGCACCAGTGCACGGTCACCGGCAGCGTGCGCTTCAGCTCGCCGGCCTGGAAGTATTCCCACGGCCCCGGTTTCACCTGCAGCACGATGAACGGGCGCGGGCCGGTCGGCTCAAACATCGACTCGATGTCGCGGTCGGGGTCGAGCCGGACGGCGGTGCCGGCCAGCGTGAAGAAGTACCCGGCTCCGACGGAGATCGCGGCGAGGGCGGCCTGCAGGTTCTTCACGATCAGGTACTCAATCGGCTCCGGCATCGGCGGCCTTGCTCTTCGCGAAGTTCAGCTCGTGCGCCATGTTCTTGTCGAAGACGTCGAGCACTTTCTGGATGCCCTGCGGGCGGTGTTTGCCGAAGACGTGCCCGATCGACGGGCCGAACTTCTCGTCAATCGGCAGGCGCCGCGCGCCGGGAACGCGGACGAAGACGCCGCGATGTCCGCTGCGCATCGTCGCGATGAAGGCCTCGCGGATGCGACCGCGCCCGCCCTTCAGCCGGTAGCTCACCCCGCCGCCCTTGCCGCGCGACGGCTCGGGCCCGCGCGCGCCGAACTTGATGAGCGGGATCCGTTTGAGCGAGGCGAAGATGGCGGCCGACGGGCGCGAGATCGTCGCGTCGGCTTTGCGCATCGCGGCCTTTACGTCGCTCTGCTTGAGGCCGGTGTCGGCCGCGATCAGCCGGGCCATCAGGGTATTGCCGGCGAGGATGGACCGATTGAGCGCGCGGACCAGCGCGCGCGTGACGGCCTGCGGCTTCTCCTTGAAGTCCGCGATGATCTCCTTGTCGCCGGTCACGGTCAGCTGCACTCGATCTCCTTCACAGCGCGCGATTCACGGTCACGTACCAGCAGTCGTTCTCGGCCGGCTGTGGATCGCCCTCGGCGACCCAGTTCACGTTCGCGTCGCCGAGCTTCACCGGCGCGGCGATCGTCGTACCGCGTGGACACGTCGGCACGGCGGCGACGCCAGTGCCGAGTGTCGTCTTCGGCAGCACGAGGATCCGCCGCGGCTGCGCGTTCCGCCAGTCGGTGCCGTACGGCTGCGCCTCGGCGAGGGGCCGCAGCCAGAGGCCGCGCGTCGCGATCGGGGTGTCGTTCGGGGCGGGACGGGTCACCGTGACGGGGAACCCGTGGAAGTCAAGGTTCAGCCCGAGCACGAGGTCACGCGCTGGACCGAAGTCAACCATCGTCGACGTTCCCCGCGCCTCGCGGCGCTGCGATTACGCGAGCGCCGCGCCGAGATTGACGCCGGACAGCACGACCTTGCCCGTCGCCGACGGGTTGGCCGCCGCCGCGGCCGCAACGCCGGCCCGAAAGTTGCCGGTCGTGACGGTCGTGAAGACCTTCGCCGCCGCGTCCCAGTTGACCTGCTGCCCTTCGGTCCACGCCTGCGCGCTGACCTTCGCGTGCTCGACGACGCCGGTGCGGACGCCGGTGAACGGCAACGTCTGCGCCTTCGTTTCGGTCGCGATGACGAGGATGTCGCCGATCTTCTCGCCACGGCCCGAGACGGTGCCGCCCGTCGGGGCGGTGTAGGTGAGAACGTCGCCTTCCTGCACAAAGTTCTTCATAGCTGCCTCGTCTGTGTGTTCGTGCCTCTGCTCGCCGTTCCCCCGCCCCTTACGCGCCGGGGTTCTTGAAGATCGAGCGGAAGTCGGCGGCCTTGAACTCGGTGTCAAGCCGCGCGCGGAACTTCACGCCGTCCACGTCGAACCCGTCGACCTGGCGCACATCGGGCCCCTCGTTGCCGTCGAGCACGCCGTAGTAGAGAACCGGCACCCCGGACGCCGCGCCGACCGCGGCGTACCACGAGAGCGTCGACGCGACGTCGAGTCGCGGCTCGACGATGAGCGTGAGCGGCGTGCGGCCGCCAGGCGCGAACGGGTTCACGTTCGAGGCCTGCTGCGCGGTGATCTGGGTGATCTGCTTCTCCGCGATCGTTTCCTTCGCGGCCGGCACGATGAGGTACTGCATCTGCAGGTTCAGCAGCGTCAGCCCGTCGAGGCCCTTCTGCACGCGCAGCGCGGCGCGCGCGGCGCCGAGCGACGTGTCGCTGATGGCGTCGGAGCTGGCCGACAGGTTGCCGTGCGCGGCGATGAAGAGCGCCAGGCCGTCGCCCATCGTCGGGTTCGTGGTGATCTCGGCCCACGCCAGATCCGATTCGAGGTCGCGCGCCTTGCGGCCGAACGCCGCCGGGATGTCGCCGAAGGCGTTGAGGTCGTCGTTGATCAGCGCCTGCCGGGTGATGGCGAAGATGCGGCCATAGGTCTCCAGCTGGGCCGTCTCCTTGCCCTCGGTGATGGTGCCGTGCGTGAACTCGCCGTGCTCGTTGATCTTCACGAGGCCGGGCGCGTCACCGATCTGCACCTGTCGCGACGGCTTGAAGTCCGTCAGACTGACGAGCTTCGCGAGCGGCCGCCAGGTCTGCGGCGCCGCCTCGTACGCCGCGCGCAGATTCTTCTTCGCGACGTCTTCGAGCAGGATCGGAAAGTCCGACGTCGTGTGGTAGCCGGTGCGCGAGAGCATCGCGTCGACGAGCTGCGAGCGCGTCATCATCGTCGTCCGCGTGCCGCGCGCGTTGAGGAACGCCCGGCCGATGTCGAGGATGGTCATGCCCCGGTACCGTCGGCCGTTGTCGGTGAGCGGGAAGCAGAGCTGGCCCTTCGCGTCGACGCGCTCGGCGTCGATGCGGTGCAAGAGCGCCTCGACGATGCCGGCCCGCGCGTGCACGAGCGGATCTTCCTGGCCGGCGATCTCGACGCGCCCGCGCGTCGCGCCTTCCGACGGCCCGACGTCCTGGCCCCCGCGCGTCTTCAGCTCGTCGAGGATCCGGGTCTGGCACTCTTCGAGTGTCAGGTCGGAGTCGATCAGCTGACGCTCCAGCTCGCGCGGCATCCGCGCGGCCTCGCACGCGTTGCGGATGCCCTGCACCCGCGCGCGTTCGGCGGCCCGGCCCCGGTCAACGTCGTTCGGGGTGAGTGATGCCGGCGGCGGCTGGGCCGGGGGATCCGGCCGCAGCGGACTGTTCTCGGCGATGGTCTCGGCGATGCGGGCAGCGGCGGTCTGTTCGCCGGCGGCGGCGGTCGGTTCCATGACGGGCTCCTTCGTGCGCGTGATGTACTCGCAGGGATGCGTGGGGACGGCTTTGCCGGAGCGCACCTGTGCGGCGGCGTCGGCAGGCATGGGAACCAGCGAGATCTCGTACGGCTCCCAGTCGGTGGCGGTGCGGACGGGGATCGAGCCGTCCTCGCCGGTGGTTTCCTCGAACTTGTGAATGATGTAGCCGACGCTGACGTTGCGGACGATCTTGTCTTTCACGTCGCGCACGATGTCGCGGACCTTCTCGCGCTGCGAGAACCGCACGCGCGCGACGGCCTTCTTGCCATCGACCTTCGCGGAGTCGTCGACGACGACGCCGATCTGCGCGGCGATGTCCCACGAGCTGTGCGAGTCGAGCAGCGGGCCGCCGTTGTTCAGGCGATCGAGTCGCACCGCCTTCGGATCCATCGAGAGGCGCTCGACGTACTTCTTGCCCGTCCACCAGTCGGTGCGCATGACCGGGGCGCCGGTCGAGAAGACGACGTCGACGCTGAGGTCTTTCTCATCGAAGGACCGCGGCTGGAGTTCGGCGAGGCGAGAGAACAGCGGCAGATCGACCGTCTGCGCTGCAGCGGGGGCCACGACACAGAAGGTGCCCGGAACTTCACGCGCTGTGAAGACAGGACCCTACGGATTGATGGCGTTTGATGGCGTTCGGCGAGAACAGGACCCGGCAAATGTGCCGGGCCCCCCGCGTGGCGCGCGGTTCTCTTCGGTTGGATGACTACTTGACGGGCAGCGGCGAGCCGTCGGCCTGGCACTCGGCCGCGTCGCCGTACTTTTCCGGGTGCTTCTTGAAGTCGGCTTTCTCAACCTCGGTGATCGCGCCGGTATCCTGATTCCGGATCCACATTTTGCCGGGCGCGGTCGGCGGCATCTCCGGTTCGTCCGGCCCGGTCTGGCCGCGCATCGCGTCGTAGGTCTGGACCCCTTCAGGCGGCGGGAAGATCGCGCCCTCGGCTCGGCCTTTCTTCGCGTCGTTCTTCTCGTCGTCGGCTTTCTTCGTCATCGGTCCCTCCGTCGCCATTTTACTGTCGGCGGCAGACGTCGCTGCAGTCGACGCACGAACTCGGCGGGCAGTCGCGGCGCCGTGGTCGGGTCGAACAGGATCAGCTGGTCACGCGGCGAGCCGTCCTGGCGCGAGCCGGCCTCGAGTTTGGCCTCGACGATCCGGCACCGCGTGTCGGGCCCGAAGCCG